TGACCATGTTCGTACCGAACATTTTGATGGTAGCAGACAGATTATGGCTTATTTTGATACTCCAATCTGTCCAGATACAAACCGTTATCTTTCTGAAGACTATATGTTCTGTCAGTGGACACGTAAGGCTGGAATGAAGGTTTGGTTCTGCCCATGGATTTCACTACAGCATGTCGGTATGTATGTGTTTGGTGGCTCGTTGGTGGATCTTGCTCAGATTGGCGCTAACGCTACCGCTGACCCTAGCCTACTAAAGAAGAATTTCAATAAGAAATGAGTTGACATTTTTTGTCACATGGTATAGATATGGTATATCAGTTTTGTAATGGAGTAAAATATGAAGTTTGATTCACGTACTACGCAAATTCTTAAGAACTTTGCATCAATTAATCCCTCGCTACTATTCAAGCCAGGTAAAACTCTGTCGACAATTTCGACTGGTAAGACAATTATGGCTCGTGCAAAGATTGCACAGGAAATCCCTAGCGCATTTGCCATTTATGATCTGAGTCGGTTCCTCGGTACTATTTCACTGTTTTCTGATCCTGAACTAAATGTTCATGAAAAGTATATGGAAATTCGTGAAGGTCAGCGTAAGTTGAACTATACTTTCACTGAACCAAGTCTGATTGTGTCTCCACCAGATAAGGATATTAAGCTTCCTAATGCTGAAGTAAAGTTTAATATTGATGCAACTGATCTGCAGGAAGTTCTTAAGGCCCTTGCAGTTCTATCACTACCAGAAATTGCAGTTGTTGGTGATGGTGAGTCAATCACAGTACAGGCTATTGACAGTAAGAATCCATCTGGTGACGTTTATACTGTCCGTGTTGGTGACACCACCAATACGTTCCGTATGATCATTCGTGCTGACAACCTAAAGCTACTACCAGGTGCATATGAAGTTGAAATTTCATCCAAGGGACTTTCAAAATTCACCGGTTCTGAAGTTGAATATTTTATTGCAGTTGAGTCAAACTCGACTTTTGAAGGCTAATCTCCCCGTCAGGAGATTGATACTGACGGGAGCCGAAACTCCCGTCTCTTTTGTTATGGAGACTGAAAATGCTTGAAGACTTCTTGTGGGTGGAGCGCTACAGGCCTAAGACCGTTCAGGATACAATTCTTCCGCCTGAACTTAAAGCAACCTTTCAGGAATTTGTTAATCAGAAAACAATTCCTAATTTAATTCTATCTGGTCCACCCGGTTGTGGTAAAACTACTGTTGCAAAAGCAATGATGGAAGAACTTGATTGTGATTACATAGTAATTAATGGATCCATGAATGGTAACATTGATACACTACGAAATGAAATTAAGAACTTTGCATCATCAGTAAGTCTGTCAGGCGGTAGAAAAATGGTTTGTCTGGATGAGGCTGATTATCTAAATGGTAATTCTACTCAACCAGCGCTTCGTAACTTCATGGAAGAGTTCTCAAAGAACTGTGGTTTTATTCTCACTTGTAACTACAAGAATCGTATCATCGAGCCACTTCACTCTCGTTGTTCTGTGATTGATTTCAAGATCACAAAGAAGGAATTGCCTACACTTGCTCAACAGTTTATGAAGCGTGTTTGCAATATTCTAAATACCGAAAACATTGAATATGATAAGGCAGTTGTTGCCGAAGTCCTTAAAAAGCATTTCCCAGATTGGCGCCGAGTCCTAAATGAACTACAGCGCTATTCTGCTACAGGCAAGATCGACTCGGGCATTCTTGTCAATCTTCAGGAAGTCTCACTCAAGACTCTAATGACATTCCTGAAGGACAAAGACTACACTAACATGCGTAAGTGGGTTGCCGAGAATATCGACAATGATGCAAATGCCATGTATAGATCTATCTTTGATCAAGCAAATCAGTTTGTCACTAAGGACACTGTGCCCTTTGTTGTTCTGATTATCGGTAAGTATCAGTATCAACATGCATTCTGTGCCGACCAGGAAATCAATCTTGTCTGTTGTCTAACAGAGATCATGATGGAAGCGGCTTGGAAATGACCTGGTGGAAAAGACGGAAATGTTCTACATGTAAAAAGGTCTTGAAGCCTAAACATGCTGTTCATGAACTTCGTCTTGAAACAGCTGATGGTTTGATTGATCTAGAGATCTGCGGTGATTGTGCCAGGTTTTGGGATAAATCGGCAGAAGTTCTGACACAGAAGGGAATTGATGATGGCGACATCTCCATTTGATTACATCAATGCAATCAGTCACTCAAAGATTGATATGATGCAAGATGAAGTTGGTGAAAAGGACTATAATCCTTGGATGGTAAATCGTGGTCTTTCACAGTATCATGACACTATCGAATATGCCAACAATATGAATATGCTTTATCATCTAGATAATAAGCTTCAATATACCTATCTCACAAACATTATCAGACCTAAAAAGCGCTGGTCGAAATGGGCTAAGAAAAAAGAAGCCGATAAAAAACTAGAATATATCACTGCTTACTATAAATGTAGCAACAAAAAAGCAATGGAGTATTTAAGTATCTTGACTGACAAGCAAATAAAGCAAATTAAGGATTATTTGACCAAAGGTACTGATTAATAATGGAAGTTCCATTTTTATAAATACTTTGTCATTGTTTATAATGATATAAAGAAATAAAAATAAAGGTGGAACATGACTGATGATATTTTTAACGGTAAAGGTGTAGAGATTCGTCTTGGTGAAGAAGATGATTTTCTAAAAATTAAAGAAACACTTACAAGAATTGGTGTTGCTTCACGAAAAGACAAAACACTATATCAGTCCTGTCATATTCTTCATAAGCAAGGTAGATATGCAATTCTCCATTTCAAAGAATTATTTGAATTAGATGGTAAAGCTTCAAACTTTTCAGATGAAGATAAAGGCCGTCGTAATACAATTGCAAAACTTCTTGAAGATTGGGGACTAATTAAGATTGTTGAGCCAAATCAAGTAAAAAAGCCAACAGTTTTACTTAATCAGATTAAAATTCTTCCATTCAAAGAAAAGAATGACTGGATTTTGATTGCGAAATACTCTATAGGTCGCAATAAATATGCTAAATGAATTTAGCACCAAGAGTTTTAAGTAAATAAACAGATATCCCTGTAGATCTAGAAGCTTCTCTCATACTGCAGTATTTAACATCTTGGTATATTACTTCTTTGGAATTTGATTTTCCTAATTTAGAAATAAATTCTAAACGAGATTGATTAAATGTTGTTTTAAAATTTGATCTACCTATATACCAGTATTTTGGAATTTCAGATGTTTTGTCAATTCTTTTGTTTGACTCGCCATTAGTTATCCAAATTTTATTACTTATAGATTTCGATCTTTTTGTATTAGCGACTGTGGTATGAGATGCTTCGATCATTAATTTCTTGCCTTCTTGGGTAACATTTTGTTTCTTTCCTTTTTTAGAAAGACTTATGTTTCTACAATGTTCTTCTGATTTTAGTCTACCTTTAAGTGCTTTTGAAACTTTCTGTCCTATAAACTTCATAGTTTCTTTATCATTAATAATTGATCTATTATCAGTTTTATTTAGCCAATTATTTTTTCTTATTACTTTCATTCTTCGTAAAACTTTATGCTCCCATTCTAAAGCATCTTCTTTATTGAGAAAAGTTTTTCTGATCTGAACAATATCGGGTTCACCATGTTCTTTCCTAAATTTTTTCACCATTTTAGAAGAAGTAAAATATGCAATCCATAAATCTGATGGATTACAATTTCTGGCGAAGCGAACACCATAATACCAAGTATTTAATTTTGACCAACCTACCAAATAGGTATATGGAATATAAATAGACATATGCTGGAATCTCCCAAGTTTCTAGTGTAGGTGGGTTTCTGCCGAGTCACCGCGACCTACAACTTATTTATAAAAGAAAATTTTTTGATTGCGAAATATTCTATAGGCAAACGTAAATAATTAAGGAACTTTATATTATGACTAATTTGAAAATGGCTATCATCGGACACGGCTTTGTTGGAAAGGCTGTTGATTATGGCTTTAATAATCCCGGTGTAACCAAGTTTATTGTAGATCCAAACTATAACTATCCTATCGAAAATCTACCAGAATCAATTGATATTGCATTCGTTTGTGCACCAACTCCAATGGCTGAGGATGGTGCAATTGACGGTTCAATTGTTCATGCTGCTGTAACGTATCTTATCAAGCATACTAATGCACTAGTGGTAGTAAAGTCTACTGTAACCCCTGACATCATTCGGGAATTCGGAAATGCTATTGTGTATAATCCAGAATTCCTCACTGAAAGTCGTGCAAATGAAGATTTCGTAAATCCTATCATGCATGTTTTTGGTGGTGACTTTGATAAGACAAAAGCAGTTGAACGAATTTATGAGCAGTATAGCTCATGCAAACCTTGTCCTGTCTATCATATGACAGCCGTTGATGCAAGCTTTGTCAAGTATGGTATCAACTCATTCCTTGCAACCAAGGTTGTCTGGTTTAACCAGTTCTACGATCTCATTTCCAAGGAAGGTGGTAACTACAACAAGATTGTAAGTGCTATCGGTTCAGATAAGAGAGTCGGTCAATCACACACAAATGTTCCTGGTTGGGATGGCCGCCGTGGCTTTGGTGGGAGTTGCTTCAATAAAGACGTGCCCGCATTTGTACATTTTTCACAAAATGACCTATCAGTACTTCGAGAAGCTTGGAATATAAATTGTGATTATAGAAACGTATATGATGATCTTCTTGATAGAGAAAAACAACAGCATATTAAACTTAATAAGATTTAGTTCCAAACCCTAATTCTTTATATGTTTTTCCTATATCTTCGGTTGTGAATTTTTCTTTTAATATTTCACAACCGAAGAATACACATTTAGTTAGTATTCTTGTATTATTGATACAAAAATTTTTCATTCTGCTCATTGTAAATTGTGGTTCTAAAGCTTTTGGAGAATCGAAGATACCCCAAGGTGTTATATAGTAATATTTGAATTTTGGATGGTTTTTACCTTTCTGTGATCCAAGAAGCTCCTTGGTTTTCTTAGAGTTTTCCACATGCTCCTTTGATTTTTTATTTCCTTTACTTGCAGCTGAAAGTTTTTTCCTGTGTTCTTCCGTGAATTTTCTGCCTTTTTTCATAAATCCAACCACAACAGGTTTATATTCCCCTGATAAAAATTTCTGGTCATCTTTAGAAATCATTGATCTATTTCCAAATTTATCTTCCATAAGACACTTTCCGGTCGAATCAAAACCTGAATGTGTTTGTGTGACTATGTTGTAAAAATTTGAATTTTTCCCCACATCAAATTTTTTATGTAACTTAATCTCAAAATTACATGCTTTATCCGAAGTATCAAATATTCTTATTATT